ATCATTCTTATTAGCGTATGGGGTATACACTCATAATATCGGTTGCATCATGATTGATGCAAATAAAGCTGTAGACCTTTGGCTGTGGACATGGGATAATGTCCTTAATGAATCAAGCAACACCCAATTAACAGCGAGGGAAAATAATATGTATGTACTACAAGTATTGGACAGTCACTTGTGGCACGACGAATGGAAGCTTATTGAACGGCTTTTCGACACATACGCCGAAGCATTAGCTCATTTTGACGCAGAACTGAGCATGTTTGAAGACTACTACATTACTAAAATGGACTTACATCAATTGCTAGCGACACCCAAGAAGGCGCATATTATGAAAGACGGACTGCATGTATCATCTTACAACGGCACCAAGGAGTGGTACTTACATAACGAACTACATCGCGAAGATGGCCCTGCTGTTGATGATACCCATGGCCACCGGGAGTGGTGGTTAAATGGCGAGCTACACAGAGTAGATGGACCTGCCATTGAATTTGCAAATGGTGACCACGCGTGGTACTTAAATGGAGAGAAGCACAGAGTAGATGGACCTGCCATTGAAGACGTTACTGGATATAAGGAGTGGTTTTTGGATGGTCTGCGGCACAGAGCAGATGGGCCTGCCATTGAAGACACTAAGGGCAATAAGGAATGGTGGGTCAATGGAATCCCACAGCACAAATCCTAATTCTATATGCAACCCGTTCAGCGTATGAGCGGGCACCGATAAAGGCTCTGTACAGATACCATGTGGTCAGCTGTTTCAACAGTCGGATGCTGGGCTGGGTGAGAAACCCAGATGCAGAGTCTTTTTCGGTGTGGTGTAGGTTGATAAAAGGGGGCGCAGCATGCAGGTCACCGACTGAAGTTGGTACGCGGGGAGGTTGCAAACAAACCGCTATAGGCTGATGGATGTGCGAAGGTGAACGTCAGCAAGGTGCAATTCCTTGCCACCACACTACTGAACCTCTGGCAGTATATCCGGAGGCACTAAGTTACAAGAGCAGAATAGGAACGGATCTACTAAGTAAAACCAACAGGAGAACGACATGGAAATGCAAACTTATATTGGCACTAAAATTGTAAAACTATGCGCGATGAATAAAATTGAGTATTGTAACTATAGAGGTTGGATGCTTCCTGGCAACGAAGATGGAGAAGAAAAAGGCTACCTTGTTGAATATCTTGACGGAGGTAAACCAAATGACAAACACCACAATGGGTATATTAGCTGGGCGCCCAAGGAGCAGGCTGACAACGCTTATCGTAAAACTGATGGGCTACCACTTGGCTTAGCTGTTGAAGCTCTTAAAAAAGGATACAGAATTGCACGACACGGTTGGAATGGCGAAGACATGTACGTTGTTCTTATGGACGGGTATCCCGATGGAGTCGTAGCTAATGAACAGACTTGTCTAAAGCATGGATTAGAACCTAATTGTGGATCTATTGTTAGAGTAAGCCCCTACCTAGTTATATACACTGCTCAAGGAGATATTAGCACTTGGGCACCAAGCGTAAACGATACGCTAGCTGAAGATTGGTATATTGTAGATTTTTAAATAAATCAAGCCTTCTCTAGTAACACAAATAAACTATCGATAAAGCATAGCTGATGCAAATAAAGCTATGGACATTTTCCTGTGGACATGGGATAATGTCCTTAATGAATCGAGAGCAAGGGCCTATCCAGGGCCCTGACCAAGAAGGTACATATTATGAACAGAGTTGAATTTCAGAAGTGGCTTGATCAGTTTCCTGAAGATACCGAAATTGAAGTGGTATTGTTTACACGCGATGACTCTGCGGCGGTTGTAGTGCCTTTTGACGAGTTCAATGATAATCACCACGATTTCGTGGATTTTACTGGAAACCCCTTCGTTGACCTGGGCAGGGATGTGTATGACAAGAAATACCTTCGGCTCGGTCAAGATAGATGATAAGAAAGTGTTTTCTTATGCCAAAACGGTATAAGAAAGTGGTGGACCTTTGGGCGCGGACATGGGATAATGTCCTTAATGAATCGAGAGCAAGGGCCCATCCAGGGCCCTGACCAAGAAGGTACATATTATGGCACTTGACAGCAAGATAGCTCGCATCCAAGATCGCACGAATGCTTTATTGCAAGAAGCTGATCTGAAGTTTGGCACTTCATTGTATGGTAATGTTGCCATATTATTTGATATTAGAGGACATCGGATTGCTGGTCAAGCCCGAGCAAAGCAAGTCCGGGCAAATTCCTCGCTTACACAGAACACCGTCTACAACATGAGAGTTCGTTATAACAAAAAATACATTGATCAATTCATCGATGAAATGCTAGATCGAGTTGTTCCACATGAAATAGCTCATTTGGTTTGTATGCAAATGCCTATTTATGGCAGAAATCATAATAGCGGTTGGAAGAGGGTTTGTGAGCAGCTAGGCGGTAGTTCATCAGTAGGCCATACTATGACCTTAGAAGGTGTAGCCAGAAAGCCAACCTTTAAATACAAATTGCCTTCTGGTACGATTATGGAGATTGGAGCTAAGCAACATGCTACTATCCAGGCCCAACTGGATGATTACCCGAAGTATAGTGTACCAGCTAAACATAGTGGTGGTATCGGCAAAGTTAGAATTTTATCTAGCATGTATATGGCTGAATCTACAGAAACCAAGCCACTAGTGAAAGCTGCAGCTAAGAAAGCTGTAGCTAAGAAAGCTGTAGCTAAGAAAGTACCCAATAAGAAAGCTGTAGCTGAGAAAGCTGTAGCTAAGAAAGTACCCAACAAGAAAGCTGCCACTAAAAAGGATATAGCACAAAGTATATTTGATGCCGCGTTTAGTGATCCAGCAATGACACGCAAATCAATTATTGATAGGTTCATTGCTGAAGCTGGTATGACTAAATCAGGTGCTAGCACCTACTACCAGAACTTTAAAAAGGCAGCAGAATAATCTGTTGTCATTTCATTTCAATTTAATTAGGTGAATGTATGACAAAAATAGACGCCGCGCGAGCAATATTCGCGCGATATTATGTAACGGCTTCTCGTAAAAAAATGATTGAGCTGATGGTACTGGAGGGACTGACTCCTGCAGGCGCATCCACTTATTATCAGAAATTGAAGAAGGAACAAGATCCAGCTAATGTGGCTTCTGCTCCCCCGAAGCATTTATCAAAGTTGCCCTCACATATCAGCGTCATCAAAGAAATAACCCAGTGGAAAGGTTATGGGGATGAAATCAACCATGTATACTTCCTACGCGATTCATCTATGATAGCATACTCATTATTTGACGGCACCATCCATAATACAGTAAAACCGATGAGGTTTGATAAGCGCGGCCGCACGTTTGAGAATTTGAAAAATCATAATTACGCGCTTGATGAAGATTCTAATATCACAATAATGAAACCACAATAAAGGATATATTGATTATGATCATTAAACTTGCGGATCAGATAGTCAAAGATATATCATCTCTGAATTGGCGTCAACTATCGTTCTTGTCAACTATGATCCTGGTTATGCTTGGATTGTGCTTGTACTGGAATGAATCAATACTGGGAATCATTAGTGGCATCACTGGTGTTATTACAGTCTTTCTTGTTAACATGCGAAAGATTACTAATTACTTCTGGGGTTTGATTAACGTTGTTATATACGGTTGGTTAGCCTATCAGGCAACATATTTTGGTGATGCAATGTTAAACTGGGGCTTCTATTTGCCCATACAGTTTATTGGGGCCTATATGTGGTACAATAGCATGGATGGCAACGAAGTAATCAGCCGTAAGCTAGATACCTTCACTGCTATTCCTATGTTTATTGGTGCGACTTTGCTAGTATACATGTATTCGAAATTTCTGGGGTTCATTGGTGGCAGCTTATCTGTACCTGACGCGACTACAACAGTACTAAGCGTTATTGCGACATTCTTGATGGTAAAGGGTTATCGCGAGCAATGGCTAGCATGGATTGCTGTTAACATAATTTCAATTTATATGTGGGTTGCAGTGTTTACAGCAACAGGCAGTGCTGGTATTGGTGTTCTGTTAATGTGGATTATGTTCTTGATTAACTCAATCTACGGTACATACACTTGGTTTAGGGCGGCAAAATAATATGACTATTGGTGTGGTAACTGGTAAATTTGCTCCACTGCACACAGGTCATATCTTTATGATCAACAGTGCAGCTACACAATGTGACGAGCTGTATGTTGTACTCTCGTATGATGGTAAGTTTCAAGCTGAATTGCCCATCGATATGCAGTATAAGATGACTTTTAGTAAGCGCCTACGGTGGTTGAAAGAAACGTTCAAGGATGTCAACCACATTCACATAGTATCAGTGGATGAGACTGACATCCCATCCTATCCGGATGGTTGTGCGCAATGGGCCGAGCTTGTATCTGATGTGCTGCCAACAGCAACCAAATCCCCTGGCAATATGGTCTGGTTCTCTTCTGAGCCAGAATATGCATGGTGGATTGAGAAATACTTTGCGGCTGAACACATACTCATTGATTCTAATCGCACGACCGTTCCCATCTCCGCATCTAAAATCAGAAAGGACCCCCGCAAATATTGGGAGTTCATGCCATCAATTGTTCGTATGGAATTTCTATTAAAGGTGGTATTGATTGGCACAGAGTCTGTAGGCAAGACCACCCTAACCAAGTACTTAGCAAAACTGCTCAATACCTCATGGGTAGAGGAGTATGGTCGCACCTTCTGTGAGCAAGATCTCCTGGGGGATGAGTCTCTATTGCAATTTGATCACTACGGTGATATTGCAATGCGTCGATATCAGATGGAACAGGAAGCTTCAAGGTCAGCTAACCGAGTTGTGATTGCTGACACCAATGCATTCGTGACACAATATTATTGCAATCTATATGAGGGCAAAAGTAATCCATTAGTTGATCACTTCATCAATATTGAGGAATATGACGTCATATTAAATCTTGATGATGATGTCGAATGGGTAGATGATGGTCTACGTGTTAATACTGATAGAAAATATACCAAGGCAATATTCAATAATATGATTGATCAGTATGGGATTGATCGCTGCAACATCTATAATATTGCAGGGTCATATCAGCAACGTTTTAAAGATGCTTACCGTATCATTATGGAGCGTGTATAATGTGGAAATGGGAAAGGGGTAGAAATTACACAGAAGGACGTCCTTATTACAAATTCACCATATACAGCTTCAAGTGGATCCGATGTGATTGTCACTTAATCCTATTCCCAAAAGGGTCATCAATGGGATTGCATACAGATCCCATTGATATACGATATAACCATCATCGGGTCAATATTGTGTTGCGCGCAGCTACCCGTGGTGGCCAATTGTTCATTGGGTCCAATAGTTTGATCAGAGCTGGAAGGTTTGTATATTTCAAACCAGATATCCAGTCACATAAAGTAATAGAAGTTATCCGCGGCAAACGATTGGTTCTGTCGTTTGGATGGCTAACAAAGAAGAGGTAGTATAAAATGAAGCAGCTTGAGGTACTTGAATTAATGGCGGATAATGCTGGAAAGAATGGCAACTCTATCACGTTCATGCCATTCGATGCCCTTGGTCAAACTGGCCCCCAGGTACGAATGTTCCAGAAGTGATATTTGTATAATATAAGAGATGCCTTATAATATGGGCATCTTTTTTTTTTGTTAAAAGGAATGTTATGAACGGATTGGTAGTATTCTTTAAACCAGAGACAGTAAGCCACCAGGTCCTAAATAGGCCATCTGCAGTGATAGACTCTGTATACATGAATGGGGAATATGTGGTCCACATATATCGTAGGAAGCGCTATAAATGCGGCGTGTCCTTATACGAGAATGATATTATTAGTCTATCAGATAACACCATACGTCAAGCTGAAGTGATTATAGGAATTGCTGATAATATGCCAGTTGACTTATTGAAAAACTATGGGATAATGGGTCATAGTGAGCTGTGGGGCGATGTACTGCAGCAATCAGATAGAGTATTAATCATGGATAAATTAGGAGCTTGACATCATGCCGGGTTATAATGAAGAATTTGAGAAAGTACTAAAGATTTTCAATGAAATTGGGAGCACTTCATCAAAAAATGATAAATTGCGAATTGCGCGCGAATATAGTGAGCTCACGGTATTTAAGAAGTGCGTGCTTTATGCATTGAACCCGCGTTTCAACTTTTATATGAAACAGGCTCCGGGCCCGGAATATGCTTTATATGAATCCCATGACGTTGATCCATTTGATATTTTGGACCAATTGGCTTCCCGTGAATTATCAGGAAATCATGCTAAAATGGAAGTTGAAGGTTTGCTGAGTGTTATGACCCCCTCGGCCCGGGAGCTGTTTTTGAGAATGCTTACACAGAAACCCCGAATAGGTGCTACAATTAGTACCTTTAATAAGGTTTGGGGTGAAGACTTCATCCCTGTAGTGCCTTGCATCAAAGCCCGGGAGTTGAATGATAAGAACCTAGCCAACATTGAATATCCTGCTTATACTCAGATCAAATCTGACGGCACTCGATGTATTGCTCATAAACTGAACGGGCAGGTGAAGCTAGTTAGCAGGAACGGATCTGTATTCACGAACATGGATTATATACTATCAGCTGCTACTGATATCCTCAAGGATCTCCCAGATGGGTCCTTTATTGATGGTGAAATCGTATTTCATTCAGGATCAACTGGAAAGGCTCTTCCTAGAAAAATATCAAATGGATTGGCTAGTAAATCAATTAAGGGATCCTTGAAAAAGCACTTTAGTGGTGATGCGGATGATTATCCGGTATACACTGTGTGGGATATGGTAATCAAAGGTAATGAAATCCACCCATATAAGGATCGTCTTGCTCATGTGCACGGATTCTTAGTGAATTATGATCACCGTATGGTGATTGTTCAGACCCGAATTGTCCTTAATGTGGATGAAGCTCTTGTTAATTATAAAGAGGCTCGGAAAGACGGTGAGGAAGGTGTAATTCTTAAAAATATGTATTGTGCTTGGGAGAATACTCGGTCTAAACATTTGGTTAAAATGAAGGCCTTCCATGAAGCCGATCTGCGAGTTGTGGCTATTCATAATGGTGATGTGGGTGGTAAGCACCAGCATGTCCTAGGACGTATCACTTGTGTGACTGATGACGGTATGATTAAGGTTGATGTGGGTGGGGGATTCTCAGACAAAGAACGGGCTGATTCTATAGATATTGGATCGATTGTTACCGTTCGATTTAATGATGTTATTGAAAATGCTGGTACATCAAATACAGCATCTCAAGCAAAGAGTTTGTATATTCCTACATTCATTGAGATTCGAGTAGATAAGGATGAGACGTCTACTTTTGCAGAAATTCTCGCCGTGAAGGATAGTTAACTTATATAATCAATTCAAGAAAACTATGGGTTTACATTAAAGGATTGTCCTATGAAAATTAGATTGTATAGCGATATACACAACGAGTTCTATACCCACAAAAGGAGAGACGCGCGGGCCCAAGATGTAATACAATTTGGGTGGGAGATTCCTAAGCTAGAAGATGAGATGGATACTGTTCTTGTTTTGGCAGGTGATATTTGGGATGTTTATAAATCTATGCAATATGCAAACAGATTGGCCCCTCGCTTCAAAGCAGTAATCCTTATCCACGGAAACCATGAATATTACAAACATGATATAACTCTATCATCAGATCGAGCAGAATATCTATTGGGTGACCGGGAAAGCAATCTGTATATACTAGATGATGATTATATTGTATTAGATAATACTCTTTTTATAGGATCTACTCTGTGGACAGATGTTAATGGCAGCGATTATATTGCCAGGCTTGGCGTCGGTGAGAAAATGAATGACTATAAACATATATGGAACTCTAGCACCAACCACAAATTGAGAGTGGATGATACTATCTTAGCTAACCTAGCTGCCCGCGAATTCTTGAAAAAAACCTTCTGTGAATTTGCAGGCAATGAGGACATTAAGAATAGAGTGTTGATTACTCATCACGCGCCAGATATAGCGCTACAGGATCGTAATACAGATGATATGTCATATGCCTTTTGGAACACGGGTGTTGACTTCTTCCATGAGCACGCTGATTATTGGTTGTTTGGCCATGTTCATGAAGCGTGGCAACGGGATTATCACGGGACCTATTATGCCACAAATTGCCGTGGTTATGATATATCTGATGATTATCGTCAAGTGGTACCTGGATTCGATCCAGAAGGACTTAAAATAGTGTTGCCGTAATGATGGTTTAGTGTATACTTATATTAATGGTATACATTAATATTTATATGATGAGGATGTGACATGACTAGGAAACACCGTAAGGAAGTCTCCTTTGATTTTGATGATATTAGGAGAGTAATAGAGGATAGCTCAGAATCAAGTGCTATCTATGTTGGAGCAGATTCACAGCGCTATAAAAAGAGAGGCCAACATTACGTGGCTTACGTGACAGTCATCATTATACACATTGATGGTGAGCACGGCGGCCGCCTATTCAAGCAAATTGAAGTTGAGCGGGATTATGGCCAAGTCAGACTTCGTTTGATGAATGAGGTTTATAGAGCATCGGCTGCTGCAATGGAGATTCAAGACTTTATTGGAAACCGCACATTTGAAATCCATCTTGACATCAACCCTGATGAGAATTTCAAATCCAACGCTGTGGTGAAAGAAGCTACTGGGTATGTACTTGGTATGTTTGGCTTTAAACCGAAGATTAAACCTGATGGGTTTGCTGCTTCAACAGTATCTGATCGATACACCAAATAAGGTTGTTATAATGAGTAATATATTAAAGGCATTGTTCTTGTTATTGTTTATTTTTGTATACATTCTATTGCAAAACATTGGATTAAACGTGTTCATGTTTCTAACCGAGTTCGCACTGGGTGTTGATTTTAGTGAAGGAGTGAATATAGTAATTAGATTAATAATGATAATGTCAATGAATTTATGCATTGTATTTATGGGTCCCTTTGATTCGCTTATGTCTTGGATGTATCCTAATAGCATCTGGGCAAGGTATAATCGAAGATGACCAGGATCAACACTATTGACGTCAATAGGCTAACCGACCAGCATTTGATGGCAGAGTATAGAGAGTTGCCAATGATAATGGCTTCTCTCCGCCGATCCTTAACCAGCCAAAGTGTCCAAAAATTAGTGAAAAGGATTCCACATAAGTACACACTAAACAAGGGTCATGTGTTGCATTTTTATAACAAAGGCCTTTTTTTATATAACAGATACACTGATCTGATCACTGAACTGCGTTCTCGGAATTATAATATCAAACCTGAGGACCGTTCAGTAGATTTTTCTGTATTCCGTAATAACATTGTATTAAATAATCAATGGACTCCTAAACCAGATGATCATGTAGTCAACTGTGATAGAATTATAGAGCGAGTAGGACAGCGGCCAACATTTTATAGAATGCATGGACAATTAATTGATCACATGGATTACATTAATCAAATAAAAGAGGTATATTATGCAAGAACGGCCAACGTTTAAATATTCAGAAACCTTTTTATCTGCTCAGGGGGAAGGTCATTATATTGGCCATCCCTCATTGTGGATAAGATTCCATCTATGCAACCTACAATGCGATGGGTTTGGTCAGGATGATCCTACCAATCCAGCCAGTTATGATTTACCGTATGAAGATGTTGATCTTTCCCAGATTAAGGTAGTAGAGGAGCTCCCTGTATTCAGCAAAGGATGTGATTCGAGTTATACATGGTCTAAACGATATAGGCATTTGATGCATGATAGATCAGCTGCTGATATCTGTGATGAGTTAGAGTCACTTTTGCCAGGCGGGAAATTCAAGCATCCTATTACAGGTAACCATAACCACATGGTATTTACTGGCGGGGAACCAATGCTCCCAAAGAGCCAAAGGGCTATGTCTGCAATTCTTAAAGAATTTGATGCCCGGGATAATTTGCCTTTATATATCACTGTTGAAACTAATGGAACAAAAGCACTCAATGATGGACTTTCTGATATCATCAGAACGGTTCAAAACCGCGGTGGAGAATGGTTCTGGTCAGTTTCCCCCAAGCTATGGAATACTGCTGGTGAGCATGCTAAGAAAGCCATCAAACCTGAAGTTGTATCTGATTACTATCGAGCTTCATCTTGTGGTCAATTGAAATTTGTCGTCAATGGATCAAAGGCATCATGGGATGAAATGGAACATAATATCAACCTATTCAGAGAATCATTATGTGAATTTGATGTATGGGTGATGGGTGTTGGTGGTACTTTAGAGGGACTCGTGAAGACAGAATCTGATATAGCTGATGATTGTTTAGAACGAGGATATAAATTTACAACGCGTGTGCATTGTCATGTATATGGTAATGTAATAGGTAAATAAAATTAGGAGTATTTATGCTAGAAATTAAATCCACAAAAGCTTATCATAAACTACCAGTGTCCCACATGCAATGGTTTGATACCGACGAAACGAATGAGCCTTGTACAGGCCCTTGCTCAAAGTGGCATGGCTATGACCGATCTATTATATTCGAGTTTTCTGGACCTATTGATGAACACGGTTGGATCGTTGGTTTTGGCCAACTAAAGTCAGTCAAATCTTTCCTAGAATTTTATTTTGATCACACCGCACTTGCAAGTGCCGACGATCCACGGATGTCTGATATTCTAGCTGCTCGTGATGCTGGAATCGTGGATCTTCGGGTATTGCCGTATGGTGTATCAATGGAGATGAGTTCATTATTTATATGGGAGCAAGTTAACCCATATATTCTGGACGCCACGCGTGGCCGTGTATATGTGTCTAAGGTGGAATGCCGTGAACATGATAGCAATTCTGCTTTCATTATGAGTGATAGGAACTCGGCAGTTGTTCAGAGTAACGAAGCCGATTATTGGCTTACTAAACAAAAACAATGGGACTTTGTTAACCCCAAAACAAGAATGACTGATTATAATTAACCGCGAATATCGTTGCATGATAAATAGATGTTCACCTAATATAAAATGGGACACAACAAATGCAAACATCTACAACAGAAGCTGCCTCAGATGAGCATAGTGTGTTCAAACAGAAGATTAGGTTTGTTGAATCACGTACAAAGGTTCCGAAAAAATCAGATAAAAACGCCAAGGTAGTTATTACGGTAATGGGAGGGAGACTTCCTAAAGGTAAAGGAGGTGATTGGAGTTCAATTGTATCAGTTGAATTTAAAGGAACTATATATCATGGGCCAACCAATACCAAACCCGCCAAAGGTATCCAATCATGGAATGATGGTAAGGATATGTGGATATTTGAGAGTGATGATGCCAGTCGGATAGCTGTAACTGATGACTGGGACACTATTGAATTTAATTGATAAAGATGTATAATCAATAAGTACTTCGCCGGTGTGTTCAAAGCATTTGAATGCTTTTTTGTTGCGGCGACCAAGTGAATGTCGGACCTTGCTTCTTTTTTCCGACTAATAAAACACGAAAGAGAGATATTAATATGCGTATAGCTAATGGTAAATCAGATGCTGCACTAGGTTGGAGAGTCAATGAGCACTTAAACTCATTGGGAATTAATACGCCGACTATAGAGGATGCTCTGTATTGCACGCGAGAGGATAAGATAGCTAATATAACTGAGCTAACTCGGAAAATGCTCGAGGTTCTTGGATTGGATCTAACGGATGACTCATTGGAAGAGACTCCTATGAGAGTTGCTAAGATGTATGTCGACGAAATATTTTCGGGACTACAGCATACAACTTTCCCGAAATGTACCACTGTCGATAATAAGTTCTCCCATGGCGATGAATTTGTATTAGAAAAGAATATAACGTTATATTCTGATTGCGAGCATCATCTCAGACCTATTATAGGCAAGGCTCATGTGGCTTATATCCCAGGTGAGAAGGTTCTTGGATTATCCAAGTTAAACAGAATTGTGCAGTATTTTAGTCAACGGCCCCAGGTTCAGGAAAGATTGAATCAACAGATTGCTCATGCAATTTCATATATTATTGGCAACGATGATGTAATTGTAGTTATTGAAGCTGCACATACTTGTGTATCTCAGCGTGGTATCAAAGATACTAATTCATCTACCACTACAGCTTGTGCATTGGGTCAATTCGGTGTTCATAACTCAATACTTCGTCGTGAAGTAATGGCCAACATTCGATAATACTATGGGTATTGATATGACAATGCAAACTGAATCTACTGTATGGATCACTTTCCAGAAAGAAGGTATCCATTGTTACCCTGCAGCACCTGAAGGTGTAGAATTCCTGAGGCATCCACATCGACATATATTCCATTTTCGAGTAGAAATAGGAGTTAATCACGACGACCGTGATGTTGAATTTATTCTTTTTAAGCGGATGATTGAGGGATGGTATGATGACGAAACATTGGAGCTTGATTATAAATCTTGTGAAATGATGGCCCGGAATCTACTATCCAACTTGTATTATAAATACCCAGACCGAAGTATAGAAGTAACTGTTTCGGAAGATGGGGAAAATGGCGCCACAGTGAAGAAAGTAGGGTAGAATGCTATCTTATTGATCAACATAACAAACCGGAGAATAAAATGACCAAGAGTTTTGAAGATATACGCGCTGAAGTTAATGAAGCGAAGAGTAATTACAAGGACATCGAGTCTTGGGTAAATGACAAACTCGAAAATACAGATATGGACTCCACTAAGATGAAGAGTGAGTTTGATGCTAAGTTCGGCAAAGGATCAACCAAGGATTATGAAAAGGCAGTTGCTGCCTTTATGGACTAAGTTGATTTGTATGCAAGATGTGATATAGTGGGAGTCTCTCTTTAGTGGGGGCCCCCACTAATTTATAAATGAGGAATAATATGAGCATAAACTTTTGTAATATTGCACCAACTAAATACCTGCACCTTACCCACCGAAATGGATCCCACCTAGTACTAGCGCATCTGCTAGAATCTGATAAAGAATACGCTGATTACTACAAGAACCTAGATGATTCTAAGTATATTATCATGGATAACTCTGCGTTTGAGATGTATAAACAACAGCGACCAATGTATCCCACCAGCAAGTTAATTGAATTGGCAACTGAGGTAAATGCCGATTGTATCGTCATGTCTGATTATCCTGGAGAACCAGGCCAGAAGACAATTGATGCTGCCGAAGCCACTATATCAGAATATAAGACCGCGGGATTTGATACGTTTTTTGTCCCTCAATCCGAGGTTGGTAATCTATCAGATTACATGAATACTCTGAAATGGGCCCTAGGAAATAAAGATATCGATTTGATTGGATTATCTATTTTGGGTTGCCCTAACGCGTTTGGAGTAGAGCGTGATAATAAACTTCAGCGGTTCTTGTCGCGCTGGAAGATATTTCAGATTCTCGATGCAGAGGGGCTTCTTGGTGACGATAACATTAATAGGTTTCATATGCTAGGAATGGTTGATGGTCCTAATGAAATTAGCATACTAAAGGATTATCATAAATTCATCCGATCATGGGATTCCTCGGCGGCAATTTGGGCTGGGTTGCATAACGTATCATTTGATGATAGTCCAACTGGTCTTGTTGATGGTAAATTTGAAAAGGAAGTGAACTTCGGTATAGAGTATGATACCGCTAAGTATAATCAACTTAAAGCTGATATAAACGTTAGCCACATCCAAAGGCTATTGGGGGAACCTGTTTATGGACAATGAAGTCCCTGCAACTATTTTAAAAGAGCGCGCCAAAACCGCTGCAGATCAATTGCGCCGTGAGGAAGTGTATAATTATCAAGAAGGTAACATATTGGCTGATGTTGTCGATTATATCACATCCACGTATAATGAGCATTATGCTATAACCCAGAATTTTCAGACTATTGATGTATGGGAGATGAGAGGATCACTAGAAAGTACAGCCATAGACACGGCCATCAAATACCTAATGAGATATGGCCGCAAAGGTGGCCGTAATAAGAAGGATTTGCTCAAGGCTATACACTATTGTGTATTGGCTCTATACGCAAACACTGTAGAATTTGAGCCACATAAATCGAACATGGCAATCCCACAACCAAAGGATAATGATAATGATTAATATCGGCATGACGGAATCAAGTAAATCGAGCTTAACTAATGTTCAATCTGGGGATATTCAACCTAATGGAGTTGATCTACGGGTAGGTAAAATATTCTATATTTATACCGGTACGTTTACTCTAGATGAAGACATAAAGGTCCATAGGGGATCAGTAGAAATGCAACCTGACCCTGATGGGT